TGACTTCTGCTTCCAACCGTCATTCTTTCCAATAACAAGTGTTCCTATATTATGCTCGACACAATAATTAACAATCCACCTGCTTGCACAATGCATAAAATACTCCATCTTGAAATATCTTTTATTTGTAAGATTCTGCATTTGCTTAGTCCAATCAGATCCATTTACGGTTTTTGCAATACTTCTTAAATTAGAAACTTTCTTATTCCAATACTGATTATAAGATTTAATTCCTTTGCCATTTATAATAATAGAAGATTCTCCTATGTTATTTACCATTGTTACAAAGTTATTTACTCCTAAATCAATCGAAGCAATTCTGTTTCTATCCAAATTGTTTTTACATTGTTTTTCATCGTCATAAACAATTTCAATAATATAACAACCACCTTTTGGAACGATTCTTGTAGACAAATGATGACCTGTAACTTTTGTACGAATTAAATTGTTATGCTCTTTCATTCTCTTAAAAGCAAAATACAAATAACCGTCTTTTACTTTCGTTTGCATATTAGTTAAAGTACAAACAAATCTACCGTCTTTCTTTTTATAAGCTGGTATCTTAGGTTTTCCCAAATATTTTTCTGGATGAATAGTATAATCTTTAACTGATACAAGAAATGATTTCCAAGACTTACACAACGCTTTTGTGACCATCTGTGCTGCATTTGATCCAAGTTCCATAAAAGCTTCTGTATGTTTTAGCTCCTTATTTAAGTCACCATACTTCTTAACTTTCTTTGTCTCAAAGAATTCTTGGCGAATTGTATAATTGCATAGATTATACATATTCTTTGCCAAAAAACATAAGTTATCGCAAGCTAAATACATTGGATGGTTTTTGTTTATTACATGTCTTTCCACTTTATTTATATTATTTCACCTCCTCTGTTATAGAGAGTCAATAACTGACTCTCTATTGTATTATTCTCTGTGCATATCCTTGTCTTGTGAAATCTCTTCAATAATGCAAATGGAACTGCTACTTGTCATACTCCCACACTGAGTAGTAATAGTTGGTGCAATATCCGTAATTTCACTACAATTATACGGATTAAACATCTTTGGAATATAACCATGTTTTTTATAAAACTCGGTATATTTTTTATTAACATAACTGCTTGAAGTTAATTCAAACTGTATATCCTTATTCATCATTCTCTCTTTCTATAAGGTAGAGTCCAGTACAACCACCTAGACCTCCACCATTTGTCGTAATAGAACAGGCATTGTTTTGGTCAAAACAGAAGAGACTTATACTTCAGGAACTTCCTTCTTAGATGATGAGTTACCTATAAAAGAAAATTATAACAAATCAAGAAGAGTTCACAGAGGACTATTTAAAAGTAACAACGGAGAATATATAAATGCTGATGTTAATGGTGCATTTCAAATAATGCGTAAAGTATTCTCAAATGTGAAAGCAGATGAGATAGTGGGTGCATATTCACACCCTGTAATTATAAATATGTAATTGCTAATGGCGGATAAAAAGCCAATGAATGCGGAATTTCTTGCGATGAAAGGAGAGAGAATATGTATCCAGAATACGATGATTTTTATGAGCCAAGTGAAGGCGAAATGTTTTTTGATGAAATGAAAGAAAAGTTCAGAGAGATTTTACGTGAAGATGTAAACTCTGAAATTAACAGATTAACAAAAGAAAATGCAGAATTAAGACAGGAAGTTAAAGAGTACAATGATAAAAATTGGAATCTGTCTCGTAGAGAAAATGATTTGCAGTACAAGATGGACAATTACAAACGAGAGGTAGAGAAAGATTTTTACAATAAAACAATGGAAGAAGTTTTTGAGAAATTATTAGAAGACTCAGAAGTGTGGTATGCAGAACATGTTCCTCATGAGAAACCAAAATGTAATTTATGTAACGAGGAAAGAAAACTTGTTGCAGTATATCCAGATGGTGAAACTGTGACCAAGGAATGTAAATGTTCTCGCCCAACGTATATTTATGAGCCAGTTATTTCATTGAATAAAGAGGTTAAGTTTCATAAGGCGTATAAGCCAAGATATAGTGATAAAAAGAAAGTCTATTTTACTAAAAATCACAAACCAAACAAGGATTATGCAGATGCATACGATTATTACAGTGAATTCAGAATAGAAAATATTTTTGATGATTTTAATAATGATGTAATTCTATATCACAATGGAAAAAGCTATGGAGAAAAAATTGCATTCAGGAGTAAAGAGGCTTGTCAGAAATATTGTGATTGGCTTAATAAGGAGAATAAGTAAATGAGTAAAGCTGTTTTAGTAATGGATATACCAAATAGTTGTGATAAATGTCCATTATGCTTTGATAGTTATGGACAATGTGATCTTTGTGCCGCAACAGGTAATTTAGATAAATGTGGAGATATAATTTATGAAGAAGTAATAAAAAATGGGAATAAACCAAATTGGTGTCCATTAAAAGAATTGCCAGATGAGACACACAATGATGAATATATGGACGAATATTGCGATGGTTACGATGATGGTTGGAACTCATTAAGAAAGAAAATTTTAGGCGAAGATGAGGATAATAAATAAATGGTAGTTAAAGTAAGTTTAAGCGAAGTTGATAAAACAATAAAAGAATATGAAAACCTTGGCTATTTACACGTTGAAACTGTTCGAACTATTGATGGTATAACTCTTAGGTTCAGAGATCCAATTGTTCCAAAAGAGAATAATATAACAGATATTCAATTTCATAAAGGTGATTTTGTAGAAAGCAGTGATGGCAAAATTGGATATATTTCATCCATCTGCCGTTGTGATGAGTGTAAGAAGCGTGGATTTTTTGAACCAACAATTACATATTCCGATGGAACAACAGATTATATTAGCAATTATTCTGCTAAAACTATTCCGTCTGATTATAAGCAGATTGGAACTCAGAAGTTTTCAACAGAAGATGTATTAAGAAATAGAATAACTGCACTTGAAAAAGAGAATAAAGAATTAAAGGAAAAAGTAAATTATTTTATTAATAGAAACGAACTATTAAGGTTGTATGTAGGAAGGAATGATAAGTAAATGGCATATATAAAAGAATATTGGCAGAATAAAGAACAGAGAGCGACAATCGCTCGTAAACATACAAAAGAAATGCAAAACAAATATGGTCGTTGTATCCAGACTGCTATTTCTGCAACAAAAATTTATGATAATAATTCATTTGAATGTGAAATCGAAGAAGATATTCCAGATGTAGAAACAAATATTATTGTAGAGGATATTGATAGTGTTGGTGCTGTAATGAAATATGGTAATCCAAGCACAGCAGTTCTTAACTTTTCTTCTTATAAAAATCCGGGTGGTATGTTTATGAATGGCAGTAAAGCACAAGAGGAATGTCTGTGTCATGAATCGTTTTTATACAATGTATTAAGAGAGTTTCAGACGGAATTTTATGATTGGAATAATCAACATAAGAACAAGGCTTTATATTTAAATAGAGGATTATTTTCTCCTTGTATATGGTTTACCAGAAATGAGAACAGTCCTGTAGAGTGTAGTGTTATTACTTGTGCAGCACCAAATAAATCAGCAGCGCAGAAATATCAGAATGTATCAGACGAAGAGAATACAAGAGTATTAAGAAGTAGAATCAAGTTTATACTTGATATTGCGAAAGCTAATAATATTCATACTTTGATTTTAGGAGCTTATGGTTGTGGAGTATTTGGACAGGACGCAACAGAGGTAGCGAATATATTTAAAGAATATTTAACTACTACCCATAAATGCTTCGATACTGTTGTATTTGCTGTTCCAAGCGGCAGAGATGGTAACTATGAGAAATTTATAAAAGTATTTTGATAAAGGAGAACGAATAAATGAGCATATGGATAAGTACGAAGGATCAAATGCCACCAATAAACGAAGAAGTTTTAATTTTATACAAAGATAAAAAAGATGAACTAAAAGAAGAGAATTTATTTTACGGTGTTGCAAGTTGGATTAAAGATTCCAATTTTGGGTTTGAGAAATGGTCATATTTTATCGAGTATTCGGGGTATTACGAGGTGGTATATTGGACACCACTTGTAGATATGCCAAGAATAAAGATACATGAAGCATAGATTTCAATGGCAAGAGATATGTCTATTATAACTGTTTTGTAGAAAACATTACTGATATTGATTAGGATTATTCATTACTGTAGGGCTGTTCAATTCAGATTGACAACGGCATAAATGTGGATACTAGTTAGTGATTTATGTGTTAGTGGGGCTGTACTAGGTTCGAACCCTTTATATGGTGTAAGTGGGCATAACAATAATGAATATTTGGAGGATAATATGATAGACAACAAATTACGTCAGCAATATAGACAGACTGTTGGTGATTTAAGGATAGAATTTAAGGAAACTTGTTTGTACAGATTGTGCGAAGAAGTTGTGAAGAAGTTGAGTAAGATTTTGAGATAGTAAGGAGTAAATTACATGAAAAAGAAAATTTTAGTAGTAATGTTAGCAGTTGGAATGGTAGCAACATCATTAACTGGATGTGCTTTCGAAACTGAATCAAAAAAGGTTACATATAATATGAAACAGGAAGCTGAGAACTTTAATGTTCTTAGAAGATTCGCAGTAATCAACACTCGTACTGATAAGGTTGAGTTTGAAATGATTGGTGCATTTAGTAGAGAGGATGCAACAGATGATCAGGTGACACTTGTTGTAGAGATGGAAGATGGTACATATAAGAGACATATTATTGGACTAAATGAAGATACGATGTATGTCATTGAGGATTTAGGTGGCGCTGAAGTGAATAAGTACAAGTATGAGGTTAATTATATTCCAGAGTCAATTGTACCATTTGAGATTACAGATAAAAAGTAAGCACAAGAATCCGAAGTTTCCTTCGGAGAATAATACATTGAAAGGAGCATGAGATTTGCTGCAGCATTAAATCATGATTTGCTCTGAGTAAGAAATGTTAGAGATTAACAAAATATACAATGAAGATTGCCTTGAAGGTATGAAAAAGATTGGTAATAAGTCAGTCGATTTTATATTCACAGATCTTCCTTATAACACGACCAATAATTCTTGGGAATGCGAAATGCCATTAAATGATTATGTTGAGTTATCGGGACAATATTTTTATGAGACAGATTTATTTAAGTTGGCTCAAGTAACAAACAGCAGTCTTGAATATACAAGAGATTGGTTTTATGAAAATAAAAAAGATGGTTTATGGACTCATTATAATCGAATTATCAAAGATAATGGCTGCATTGCATTATGGGCGCAATCACCATTTGACAAGAGACTCGCTTGTAGTAATGAAAAGCTATATCGCTATGAGTGGATTATCGAAAAGACCAAAGCAACTGGTCATCTAAACGCAAAGAAAATGCCGATGAAGGCACACGAAAATGTCTTGATTTTCTATAAGAAACTCCCTACATACAATCCACAAATGACAGAAGGACATACACCTGTTCATTCTTATACAAAGCATACAACAGATGGCAACTGTTATGGTGCTACAAAGACTGGTATTTCAGGTGGTGGTAGTACACAAAGATATCCAAGAGATGTTCTGCAGTTCAAGTGGGACACTCAGAAAAGTAGTTTACATCAATGTCAAAAGCCTGTTGAAGCGTGTGAGTATTTTATTAAGACCTACACCAACCCAGGAGATTTAGTTCTTGATTCA